AATCCAAGTAACCTCGGTGTAGGCGTTGGTGATAGTCGCTGTCTTAGGCACGGCCTTGAGGTAGAAGGCTTCGGCAGAATTCTTGCCGCGAACCTTAACCACCTTGCCGGGGTAGTGAATGACGCTTACGCTATCAATGCTGGCTACCTCGTCAGCTACGCCACGAATCAGGCTACCGTCGCCGCCATCGTCTACGACAAGGGATTTGACTAAGGCTTGGTTCAGGCAGATGTGCGAACCTTGTCGGGTGCATGCAATACCCGCTGCTACCAGCAAAGTCTTAAGCTGCTCGGCAATCGCCTCTGGTTGTACGGCGGCAGCGGCTGTGCCAATCCATGCGGTCACCGCGCTATTGTAGGCGTTGACACGATCATTTACCTGCTTGGTGTAGTCACTTGCGCCAGCCGGGATGTCGGATGTGTTGAGCGTACCTTGATAGCTGGACGCCGGAGTAGTATAGCTAACGTCTACCGACGTGCTGTCAGACTTGACAACCTTAACGGAGAACTTGCGGGAGTACGCACCACCGCGAATCCACACTACGGCACGGGCAAAGTTAGTAGCATCGTCCCAGAGCTTAACGGAAGTACCTGTTACAGTAACGTCGTTGCCGGACATGAACACGTACTTGCCAATCTGCACAGCACCGCTTGCGCCACCAGACTCCAGCGTGTCCAGCACGGCGTCGGTCACGTTGCGCACAGTGTTCATGAACACCTTGTCAGTCTTGTTGTAGACCAGCACACTTGGCAGTGGGTTAGCCGTAGCTACCCGTGCTGCTGTGCGGTACAGCATGGTGTACTTCTTGTTCCCCGTGGAGAAATCCAAGGCCCGCCAAGAGGCCGTATCGGCCACATACGCCGCGAACTGGGCGGCAGGGTAGGTAGTCAAGGACTCGGTTAAAAGAACGCTCCCGTGCCTGCGTGACAGCCCCTCAACAGGGTCTGAAATCATGTTGATCTGTTCGGAGTGTTGCCCGTCGAAGCGGGCGCTGGGCGTCTGCTGGGACACACCGCCCAGCACACTAGCAAAGCTGTTAGCTACTTTCATCAGTACCTCAGCGTGTTGGTGTCATGCTGCCGCAGTCGGGCCAGCGTTCGGTTAGAGTTGAGCAAGTTGGCCTTGATCTGCCGGATATGCTCAGAGTTGAAATCAATCTTAGCCGTAAGCATATCCTGCTGTAGCTCTTGTCGCTTGCTGTTGTCAGCGTCGAAGTTGCTTTGGAATCGCATGACCGCAAGTGCGCCGATGTAGTTAGCGGCTACGGGTGGGAGTTCCTCAAACGGAACCAGCCGCACGATGTAACCGTCAACGCCTTCTGTCAACACATAGGACTGTGTGGTCAGGTTGTACAGGCGCGTACCACGTTGGACAAGGTGCGGCTTGCTGGGGGCTTGTGGTGTACCCGAAGAGAACTTCAAGCAGTCACCGCTAAGCGTAATCCAGCCGTTAACACTGTCGGGTTGTAGGGAAACGTATTCCGTATTGAACCACTTACCGGGTTCCTGCACGTTCTTACTTGCACGGTTAAGCGCATTGATTGCAGCGCCCTTCATGGCATGGGGCTCGACAAGGGAACTTAGCGGGGACTCACCCATAGAGGCTAAGCACCCGTTAACTACTTCTAGGGTTGTATACATGGTTACTCCAAAACGGAAAAAAACCCCATACCGGTGAGGGCATGGGGTAGGGTTAAGTGTCAGGCACAAGCCCACTCAGGCTTACTCGCATAGGAGGAATGAGTGGGCAAGGGTCTGAAACCTATTAGGGCTTCATGATAACGCCAGCAAACTCGGCGCGGTCAGGCGTAACGCCATAGGCCAAGTGGGCATCCACGAACCACTGCTTAGTGACCTTATCCCAGAACACGTCAGTGGTCAAGGGAATAGTCTCACCAGCCATCAGGGCGCGGGGAGAGAAGGCGCAAGCAGCGACCTTGGAGAAGTCACCGTCATAGGCGTTGCCGTTGGCAGCGTTGGATAGCAAGTGACCGCTGATGTTGCTACCAGCAGGGAAGTTGGTAGAGCTAATCACGGGCACACCGTAAGCCTTCAACAGGTGAGCTTGGATGCTCGTACCTTCGGAGGTCTTGTAGGTACCATCAATCAACTGCTCGTTCTGCAACAGGGCATAAAACTCGGCAGGGCGAACGGCGATGACCACATCGTCAGTGCGGGGGTCAACGTCTTTCTCTTCCATCTTCACGAACAAGTCAGCGATGGCTGCGTACAGCTTAGCTGGGTCGAGAGAGTCAGAGGCAGCGGCCAAGGTCTGCTGAGAACCACCGAAGTGACCAGCAGGCTTACCAGCACCACCGGAACCCTTGTAGGTAGACTCGGTGAACAGGGCGGCCTTAATTGCTTGGATGAAGAACGACTGATCTTGGAACTTAGCAATCTTCTTACCATGCTCCATACCGATCTGCTTACGGGAGTCGTAAGAGGTCTGGAAGGTTTCCAGCAAAGGCAGCACTGCACGGGCCAACACCACAGTGTCAACGGTCAGTGTACGCTTTGCGAAGTCGGTACCAGTACCGTCGGGTGCAGGACCGCCGGGGACAGCCTTCTGCAAGGTGGATTCACCAACCGCGAAGTTAGTGATAACCGAGGTGCCCTTTACGGGGCGGATGGACACGAAGCCCTTGAGCGCAGACTTGCGTTCGATGGTGCCTTCAACGTGTCCGGTGAATTCTTCAAGGTGAAGGGCGTTGATAGCGCCCGTTTGGTTTGATTGTCCGGGCCGAACAATCGAATAGCTATCGTCAAGTGCCATCAGTGGCTCCTATGTAAAGTTGGTTAGCCAGCCTGCTAACATTGCTGGCTGTAGTATAGGTTCCAATACGCAATCAGCGCATGGCCTGCAACCGGCGTTGGCCTAGCGCAGCGTATTCAGGTGAGCCTTCCATACGGCCACCCAGCTTACGGTGCAACTCGTTAACCGCAGCAGTGTAATCTGCCGCAGACAATGGGCCGCTAGACTTAGCAGCCTGTGGGGCGTCACCTTTAAAGGTGGCACCATCGGGCGGGGTGATGTTGACGTTGTTGGCTTTGGCGTACAGGTCAGCAAGGTAGGTAGCAGCCATCTTTGCAGACAAGCCACCGGCGTTAAGCTGCGTGTTGATGGCAGCGCGTTCCTCGTCGGTAGCGTTAGCCGCTGCCCACTTCTGGATGTTGCCCCACTCTTCCGCACCGCCCACAGCCTTGGTAACAATGTCCAAGGTCTTGGCAGTCTCGGCCTTCTGGTTACCGGCAATGCGCTCCATGCCAGCCTTGCCCAGTGCAATCATGCGGTCCCAGCCCTGTACGCCTTTCTGGGCAAGCAGAGCCTCAAGGATAGTGAAGTCACCGTTACCGGCAGCAACCATTGCAGGGTGCTCAACGCCGAAGCCTTGCTTGCCAAGGAACTCCAGCGCCATGTCAAGACCAACGTCGCCAGTAGGCTCAAAGGCAACCTCGGTACCGTCAGGCACTTCAACCTTCACGGGGTCCTTAGGTGCATCCTTGGGCGCGTCGGCGGGCTTTCCGTCGAGCAGCAGCGTTGCGTTAGTGTCTTCCTTGTTATCGGGATTCGGGTCGCTCACGCCGGGGTTGGTCGTATCTGTCATTGTTGTCCTTGTTGTACTGCGGCTACACCGGCCTCTGTTCCTACGGTGTTAACCATTTGATTGGCTTGCGCCTGAGCCTGCTTCTTATCAAACTCGGCGTCGGTAAGCATGAACTTGTTAAGGTCTACGTTGCGGCCTTGGCCTATGAACGCTTTAATCTCATCCCACTTGAACCGGGCTTGTACCTCGGGAGGTAGCGTGGCCATCTGTGCGATGTCACCCATAGCGAGGCGGAAGTTCTCAAGGTCGCCGTTGCGACTTAGAGCGTCAAGCCCCGTCACAATGGTAACTTCAATCTCCGTGCCTTGCACTGTAAAGTCAGATGCGTCGAGCAACCACACGCCTACAGGCTTCTGCAAGCTAGCGGCAAGAGTGGAGTACACGCCGCCGTAAGCTGTCTCAAGCTCGTTGGCAGTCATGCGTACTTCTTCCTGTGTCACACGCTCTGCATCACGGATGATGGCAGAACCCATGAGGAAGCCACGGCTTACACGCCGCTCCCAACGGTCTAGGGCCATCGTCAGGATTTCGATAGCCTTGGGGTTACCGCCTGTGATGGGCTTGACATCGGACTCAAGGCCGGGGAGTGCGTCACCGTTGTTACTTTGAGCGACATCCTCGACAGAGGTTACGCCGTTGGGATTAACCATCCAGCGGAACTCGGCAGCAAGTACGCCACCGTTAATGATCGCCTCGCTGAGTACGCTGATTGCTTCAAAGTCTCTTGCGTACTCCTCGACCAAGCCTGTGCCGTAATCGGCATCATCGGACAAGTCCCAAGTAAGAACTTGGTACGGGCACTTATCTACGGCCCAACGTCCGTTGAACTCCTTGGGCAGGCGGATGTCTTCAACCCACTGGGTCATGGACATCTGACCGTTCTGCTCACGCTTGAGCCATTTGTAGAAGCTAACCTCGGAGTCTTCCGTATGCTTGATGGCAAGCTGCTTCTGAATAGCCGGGTCTAGCTCGTTGAACTTGACCTTCTCACGAACGCACAGCTCAATGACCTCGCCGCGAATGTTGCGCTTAACCACGTAGTTGCGGATACTGATTACCCGCATAGCCTTCTTCTCGAAGACAAGCAAGCAGTTACCCACTACGATTAGGTGGCGCATTATCTGGAATAGCTTAGGCCGTTGACCCAGCGAGTCTAGCTTCTTAATAGCAGCCCGCTCACCTTGCACCAGTGTCTCGTTAATCTGGGTCTCTGTGAGTCCCATCTTAGCAGCCTTCTTGAGGAAGTCCTGCACAGCTTGCAGCTTAATGAATGGGCGGCTAGGCGCAAACATGGCAAGCATCAGCTTGTTGGCTAGGTGGTTCGTACCCTGTGAACCTAGGCTCTGGTAGTCCTGTGTGTCCGGGTCGTTGCGTTGTTTGTAGTTCTCGGGGT